TACGACCACCTCTTCTTTCTCCGCTACGAACAGGATCAGCTATTTCAATAATCTGACCTGGTCTTACAACTGCACCAGCATCTATAGAGGTAGTAAATGCAACAGTTTCACGTTCCACATTGCTCATGTAGAGCAGCCATTTTGCTAAACGTGCAGCTTGACCTCTTGATGTACAAGCAAACGCATCAATATTCTTAACAACTGTTCCATACCTTGATTGGTTTGCAGTATCAATTTCTTCAACATAGTTTATATCTCTCAATTCTAAATCCAAGTATTTTGCGATTACAACTGTAGGTCTTTGTCTTTGACTTGTATTTGAATAGGTAAATCCAGGTTCTAAGACATTAGCTAGTGTAAATAGATAACTAGCATCTTTTGGAGCATCTTGTGTAATGGTTAAATTACCAGCTTCATAGTATGGCATGGCTCTAAACACAGAACACATCTGATTTATCACGTTATATGCTTCTTGTTGATTATTAATATTTACATTGCAAGTAAAACGAGGTTCAGTACCGCCTGTTCCTGTGCCGTCATCAACTTGTTGTGAACAATAAACTGAAGCTGCATAAAAACTAAATTTATCTATTTCAGTTTCAATAACATGAGCACCTAGTCCATACCTACTAGAAGTGAGTAAATCATACAAACACCAAGCTGGATCGTTTGTATATTGTGCTGCACCTAGCGTTCCATTAAATGTTCCTGTGTAAGACAAGCTGCCATCAGCATTAACTGTTGCATTATGTGGAATCTTTACTTTTATACCTTTTACTAAGTATTTTCGAGATGGAATTGATGAAAATTGTTCTGCATCTACTTTTAAACCAACTAAAGCACTATTTGGGTAACTTCTTTTGTCATATTTAATCTCAACATATGTGTTGAATTGAATTTCATTTTGTAATTTTGATGATGTACTGTCTGCTGTAATCCTTTGTACCTTTATATTTACAGGAAAAGCACCATTAAGATTTACAAGATAATCTCTTACATATGGATCAGGTGTTCTTCCAGCTATTTTTGCCGAACCACCAGACAAAACAGTTTGATAACCGCCACCGCTATATTGAACAAGAATTGCTAGTTCTACATCAGTACCAAAAATATCTCCTTCATCACTTAATTGTTGTAATGCAGGAACAGTTATTTGCACAGAAACTGCATCAACATCTGAATCAGTTATCTGTATAACTCTTCCAGCACTGCCTTGAGGAATTGATGTTCCAGCACCCGCTACTGATTTTGTTGTAGCAACATTTCTTGTTACTGGTATTACAGTCTGACTAGATGTTCCAGTTCTTGTCTCAAATGAGACATCTTTAAAATTAAAACTACCATCAGCAGCTTGTAATGGCGTGTTGTTAAAAAATATAGATTTAGCACCATCAACTAAACCACTTATTTCACCTTCTCCTATAAGATCAAGAATCCTAGCAAAAGATTTAGAATCGAGATTATCTTTTTCTTCATGTGGAGTGCCACCACCTCCACCTCCTCCTTTTCCACCACCACCAGAGCCTATAATCTTCATACTTCTACCTGTTCGTTTTCAATCGCTGCTGATATAACAACAGATCCAACCATAGTCTCTCCATAAATTACAGGCACAGGAACACCAGCCCTTGATGTATTTTGTATTCCACTAAAATTAAATGACAATCTAGGATCTTGTTCCTGTTCTTTTATTTCGGGAACAGGTGTTAACATTTGGGCAAGTCCTTGAAAAGCCAAACTTGCACCAATAGTTCCTACAAGTTGAGATATTGCAATTTCTCCTCCAAAAGTACCTATAGCTGCTGTACCAAAAGGGTTAGCAATCGCAACACCTATTAATACTGCTCCAACTAGAAATCTTCCAAGACCTCTACCTCCTTCTCCTCCAACAATAGGAATAATTTTGATCTCTTCTTGTCCATTTGGATAATGTATTTCTTCTTCTTTTATTTCCCAATTACCAACTAATACCTTGTAATGTCTATCTCCCATATGTTTTTCTAACTGTGGAAAATTAACAAGTAAGAATTTTATTGCTTGTGCAGCATTATGAACTTCAGCTTCAAAAGTTTTCTGACCTAAAAACTTTGCAAGTTCTCCGTATAGTTTAATTTTCCTTAACATAACGAATCCTCTTACCTGTACATTTTAACAACCATTCATCTAATAGATCACGACTTGATAATCTATTTTGTAAATGATGCAAAACTGTTTGCTGTCCTAAGTAAACACCAATATGATTTAATCCGCTACTGCTTATTGACATTAATAATAAATCTCCATATTGTAAATCTTCTTCTGGATGTAATTCTCTAAATCCTGTTTTTGCAAAACAATCTACAAACATTGGGTTTTTTATAAAATCTTCTGGATCGTTTGGCCTAACCCAATCAATAAGCTCTATTCCCAACTCTTCTTTATACCAATCTCTACATAAACTCCAACAATCAGTAACACCCCAAACCCATTTTCTACCAATTAAAGGTGCTTTATAACCACACGGTTCGCAATACTGCCAATCTTTTAGTTGTGGCTGTACTATCCACCATTTTAAATCTGACTTTTCACAGGCAACTCTATCTGCTTCACTTGGTTTTGCACTGGTAACTGGATGACTATGAACAACACCAACTATTTCTCCTTCATTATCTTCAATCCTTACCCAATCATCAGCATCAATAATAAATTGATCTGACGGATCAAACGCTAAATTTTTACAGGGGAAATAAACTTCTTTTCCTTTTTTAATAACTAAAAGACCACAAGATTCTCTTGGTTGTTCTTGTATAGCGTGTTCTAATGCTTTATCTTGCCAAGTCATGCAAAAAACGATCCAACACCAGGAAAATCTTGTGGTAACACCTGACGTTTTGGTAAACGTACTCCATCTAAATCCATCTTAGCACTTAGTTCAAATTCTATTCCATTTCTATTTTCTGCAACTTTTCTGTCTATAAAAAATATTTGAGTGGCAAATGTGGCAGTAGGATCAGGCGTACCAAATGGATTGATGCCAGCTTCCATATCTATCTGACTGCCATTCTCTTGCAATAAAAAACTACCATCTTCTAATAAAATATCTCCACCAAGAAAATTTACATTATCAATATATCTACTTAAAGTTCTGATACGAGTAACTTTTGCTCCTTCTAATCCTTGAGGTAAAGTTAATATTAAAGTTGTAAATGTTCCTAAAATATTAGAAATAGACAAACGAGGTCGAGGTAATGTTTTAGAAGTAAAATCAAAACCACGGGCTTCTATCGGCATCCTTGTATATTGATTGCCAGCAAAAATTACGTCTTGGTTTTCATTAGTATTTACTCCATTATGAAAATAGTAAATTGTATTAGAACCATGAATAGCAGTTATTAACTCAAGTTGAAAAAGCTCAATAATACTACTTGGATTTATTTTTTGTAGTTCTGATACAGGACTCGTCATTAAGGCTCAAATACTTGTTGGAACGTCATAGTTAATTTAGCTCTATTTACATAAGGAATTGTTTTAGTCCAACTAAGACATATCCATTTATATGCAGCACCACTTCCAGGAGGTTGCCAATCAAAGGAAGCACCATCTTCTGCTCTAGCCTCAAGAAATGCTTCTATTGTGTCTGAATCTGCTTCACTTACATCAAAATTAAGCGACCATTCATATGGAATAGTGTTTAATCCAAATTTAATTCTATGTTGGTAGCCATCATTAAATTGAGCAATATTTATTTTGGGCTTTGTAGTTTTACGAGCCTGATAAGTAGGACTGATTGAGGGGAAAGTAGCCATTATCCTAATAAACCTCCTGGTCTTCTTTCTTTAATTAGTTCGGCTTGAACTGCTGCTCCTATTAATCTACCTAATTCTTCTCCGTTTGCTTGATCTCCTTCAGTTGAAGTACCAGAAGCATCTACATTTACTACTATATTTGTTGAACCACCAAGAGCATGATTTGGTGTAATCATTCCCGATACACCTGGACTAAATAACTCAGGCCCACGTTCTCCGACAATGTAACTATTACCACCTTTCACCGGCCCACCATTTGCTCTATTAAAATCAGCCATCGTAACTTCACCTGGTGTTGCTGCGGTTAAACCCTTACCTGCAAAAACATCAGTTTCGCCACCACCTCCACCTCCAAAGAATTTCAATCCAATACCTAGTATTCTCATTTCTATCTGTTTTGCAATCATTTGTGCAGCCATATCTAAGAAAGCATCTGCTGTTCTTTGGAAAAGCCTTGCCAAAGCCTGTTGTGCTGTCATTGATCCGCTTACTATTCCTTTAAATGATTCTCCAAAAGCACTTCCTACTGAATCAGCAACAGTCGTAACCATATAACCTACACTCGTTAACTTTTTAAGTTCTGCTGATACTGAATCTATCGCAGATGGAATACTATAACTCATGCCTAGAACTTGAGTATCTAATTCTGCTAACAACTCTTGAACTTTTGGTAACTCAGTTGTCAATTCCTCAAATTCTGCTGTAATCCTTGCAACATCTTCTTCAGCTTTTTCAGCAGCTTTTTTAAAGAACTCAGGAAATACCTTTTGAAGATCCAAGAAAGGAACTTTCATTAAAATCATTGTTCTCAACTGGCCTTTAAGTATGTCTGCTATTTTATCTTGTCTTGTTATTTGTCTTGCCTCTGATATTTCTCTTCTAAAATTTTCTTCCAGTATCATTCGATTAAGTTTTAATTGAACATCTTTAAAACTTGTTATTTTTGCTTCTCTCAATAATTGAATTTGTTGTTGAATACTTAATCCATTTTGTTCATCTAATATTGCTGTTACAAGTGTTTTAGTATCACGCATTGCAGCTAAATTTTTAAAAGTTTGAGGATTATCGCCAAAAATAAATGCAGCAGATTCCCCTGCTTCTCCATATCTTGCAAATGCTGAAGCAAGACCAAGAACTTCATCTTTAGTCATTCCTGTTGTTCTTTTTAAATCATTAAAAGCATCTCTTGTAAAACCAGCAGAGCTTCCAGCATTTTCAAATGATCTACTAATCTTTGATAAAGATTGATCTAATTTATCTTGTTCTTCTATAAAAGTTCCAATCGCTGTACCTAAAATAGATAAAGCAAAACCAAACTGGCCTCCTATTAGTCCACCTAAAGCACCACCAGTTGCACCACCAACTGCTGCTGCTCCTGTTTGTCCAAACAATAAAGGAAACGCACCACCAATAATTGCACTACTAGCAATATTGCCCATATTACCTTTTTGATATTTAGCGTTTTGTTGTTTAGCTTTTGAGTTTTCTTTGGTTGATTTTGTATTTTGATTTTGAAGTTTAGTATTTTGAAGATACATACTATTATTCAAATCTAGGCCTTTTGTTTGTTTATGTAAGGCAGCAGTGGCAGCTTTATGTTTTGGTGTTCCTATAGTTAATTGGTTTACATATTCTTGGAGAGTATCTGCTGCTGCCATTTGTTGATTAGCAGTTTTACCAAAAGCTTTTTCTCCTTTATTTACAGTATCGACAAGATTTTCCATATCTTGTCTGTATTTTTTTATCTGATTACGAGACTTTTTTCCTCCTTTGCCTCCAATATTTCTAGGATTCTCTATATCAATACCACGAATACTATCTACGCTTTTTGCTAACTGCTCTGCTTTCTTTTTTGCTCTATCAAGACCAGATTCTCCTACAATATTAAATTTTATATTTACACCGTAATCGGCCACAGCAAAATTAAAACTTTATTTTAGTTTACCGCTTTTAGCGTTTTCTTGCCCGTGATTTATTTTTTGTTTCTTGAATTGTTTTTTCTTCTATCTCTCTTTTTAATTCATAATATCCAGACCAGCCTATCAATTCTTCTTGAGTCATCTGTTGACATAGTTCTCGAACAGTAAGACCTAATTCTGAAGCTAGAAAAAATATAAAATGCCAGTTATTATTAGCTTTTTAAATCTGCTTTCGCTTCCTCCATTTTATATTCAGATCCAGAGTTTAACATTGCTAATTGTATCTCTTGAAGAATAGAAGCATTTACTTCTCTTCTTAAAGATGCTTTATGACCATCTTGAAATAATCTTTTTCCATCTTTATCAAGAGCTTTTGTAATTAAAAGACTTAATGCAAAATCATCAGCAGATGAATTATCTCCAGACATAGCAACGATAGATTCTCTTTCAGCAAGGGTTAATGGATTCCAGTAAATTTCTAAAACTGTTTCTTCTCCATCTTTTAATTCATACAAATATTTCTGGCTTACACCAAATTTGTTCTTAAGCAGTTCAATCGCTTCCATAAATTTATTAGATTGCTATTCTATTATACTAAGCGTTTGCTGAAAATTGACAAGATATTATTCCAATGAAATGACTTCTATCCTCTATTTCTAATGGAGTTGGGCCATTTATATCTAATACTCTAGGTTTGCAACTAAAAGTATCTGTGTAATTAGAAGCGTTAACAGAGGTTAATCCATCAATAACAGCTTCAGAAATAGACGATAAAACAGAAGTACCTTTTGATTTTGGAACGTAAACATTACATTGAATAACACCAGCGTAATAATCTGAAGCTGCTCCCTGATTTTGTAAAGTTGATTGGTTAAAATCTACACTCATTAAAATATACTTTTTACTTTTTCCTGGAGTTATAAAATGAACATTATCATAAACCATCTCAACAGTATTATCTGCTGCTGCAACTGCGTCTGTTACTGCTTTTTCAAATGCTGCTCTTGTGTTTACTAAAGTCATAACTAAAAATCCTAATACTGAATAATAGTTTTTGGTTTAACTGATCCAAAACCTTTTGTAGTATATCGTTGTCCAAATCGTACTTTACCTTTATCAGTCATTTTTCTTTTTATTTTTTTTCCTAAACCACCTAAATATCTTTGTAATCTGCCAGACTCTAAAACATATATTGAATAAACTGCTTTATTTCCAATATAAACAGGTTTTTTATAATTAAAAACTCTTTGTTCTTCTCCAATAGGAAATCGTGGCCTAATTTCAGGATTTTCAGGTCTTGAAGATTTTCCTGTTCTAAAAAATTCTTCTGAGGCTTCTCTTTTTATGCTTGCCCAGGGTTCGTAATTTTCTACTTTATCTGTTGGAATAAGAGGAGTTCCCTGAATCTTCCAGCTAGAAGCAAAAAAACCTGTCCATACTGGCATTTCATTTTTATCTGACAAGTCTGTATGAACTTCTTGCAGTAACTCATTAAAATCTGCACTAATTTGACTATCTAAATCTTTAGGTAAGTCTTCTAATCGTCTAGTAACAGGCATTAGAATCGCACCAAAATAGAAAACAGATAGACTTGCCCGCCTCTTTTTGTATCAATATCAACTATCTGTGCGACTCTATTTGAACCACCAAAACTTAATGTAATTTCATCATCTAAATCTGCTTGATTATCTCCTATTTGATCTGGTGTTATATACAATTTTGCCTGTCTCATTTCTTGACCAGTTTCTTCTTCTGATTTAATAAAAGATATTGGAACTTTAATACTGTAACTTGTATCAGTTGTAGTCAAAACTCCTGTAGAGGTGTTGTAAGAAGGAGATGCTTTCTTTGTATAAGTAATACTGTAATCCTGTGATGCACCAAGTTGAGATACAACACTTTTAGCTACATTTTTAAATAGTGAATCTAATTGACCAGCCATTATCCTCTAACCACTCTCATTTGAAAACTTCCTGCTCCACCTAACATATATGCACCAAGATAACTTTGTAACCACGGGTAAACATCTAGAATATTATTTATAGATCCTGTTCCCTGACTATCAGTATTATATTTAACCTGTAAATCTCCTAACTGTACTTCAGAAAAATTACCATCTTTACCAGTTGTACCAGTAATTGCATCAGTATCATTTGCCAAAGCTCTAGCTAATTCATATTGTGCATATTTGATATTTAATGGAATAGTAGAACAAGCTAATTCAACACCATCAACTTGATAATTATTTCTAGGAAACTTAAGTGCTTGACCATCATCACATCTATCTCC